ATTGCCTTTTTTCTCAATGTGCTGGTTGACATTGATTGTGCGGAGTTCATTAAATGTCTTCATGATGATTTCTTTCTGAGTTGAATGATTGATTCGGCACGGTCCGTTGCTGTTGCTTCACAATATTGAGAAACAGCATCCCAAACCAGTTCACCGAGTTCGGCATAACTGTGACTACGTTCAAGGATTATTTTCAGTTCCGCAAGAACTTCGTCAGAGTCCAAGCAAGCGCCTTCGTTGATGGCTTCCAAAAACACGCTTGGGTTTTGGATGTTGCATTCGTCAGCCAAGAGTTCCTCAACCAATTCCTCAGATGCCTCTTGTTCTGCGTATGCGTCTTGATATGGCTTTTCGAGCCAGTTGTCGTGTGCTGTCATGTCATAGTCCTCTTGTTACATCTCGGCTTGAGATGAAGTATTATAAACACACTTTCCAAACCTATTACAAATCATGCTCAATCTTTTTTTGCCTTATCCACCAAGCGTAAACACCTATTGGGGATTCAAAGGCTCTCAACGGTTTCTGACTGCCAAGGCGCGTCAATTCAAGAAAGAAGTGTTTGCCGCCTTTGTTTTGTCGGAGCATAAAGGGTTTGAGGCTCAACGGGTGAGCCTGACGGTGTATCTCCATGCGCCAGACAAGCGGGTGCGTGACATTGACAACATTGCCAAGCCTTTGCTGGATGCGCTGACTCAGGCTGGTGTGTTTTCCGATGATGGTCAGGTTGACCGCCTTCTCATTGTTCGCAAAAACAAAATTAAAAATGGTGGATGCAGAATTTTGGTGGATTTGCACAATGACTCAGAATTGTGCATATAATATTTCGAGACTTGGCTACCTTTAGCGGGGGAAAAGGCGATTCGTTACCGCCCTGCCAATGTTTCTTTCAGTAACGGCAACCGACAACGTAAGGTGAGCAATGCACTATTACCAGTTCAACATTGGTGACTACAAAAGTCACACTGAACATCTTTCAGAGATGGAAGACCTGACATACCGACGACTTCTCGATTGGTATTACTTACACGAAACCCCGATTCCTCTTGAAATCAAAGAGACTGCAAGGCAGATTCGTATGCGTTAGCATACCGATTGCATTACGTCTGTATTGCAAGAGTATTTCGAGCGTACTGACGAGGGTTGGATTCATCATCGCGCAAACGCTGAGATTCTCAAGGCTGGCGATAAATCACAGAAGGCAAGTGAAAGCGCCAAAGCCCGATGGAACAAAAAGAAAGATGCGAACGCATTGCCAACGCAATCCGAAAGCAATGCTACACATAACACAGAACACATAACACAAGACACAAAACCCAAGGTAAAGACGCAGCGCGGTTCGCGCCTGCCTGCCGATTGGACTTTGCCTGATGAATGGCGTTCATGGGCGGCATATGAACGACCTGACCTTGTGATTAGGAATATTGCTGATTCTTTCAAAGACTTTTGGATTTCTAAGCCTGGTGCTGGTGGTGTGAAGTTAGATTGGCAAGCAACTTGGCGCAACTGGATTCGCAGTCAATCAGCGCCTAAGACCTTTGCCAACAAATACGATGTGGCTCACATTACAACGCCACCACCGCCAAACCAAGACGCTGCGTTGCGGAAAATTGAAGAAGACCGAAAGAAGGCTGTGCCACCATCTTCAGAGACATTGGCTAAATTGGCAGAATTGCGTAAAGGGGTTGCACAATGAGAATCGTATGTTGGTTTAGTTGTGGAGCCGCAAGCGCAGTTGCAACAAAGATTGCCATTGCTGAAAACGATGGCAAATTGCCTTTAATCATTGCATATACCGAAGTCGCTGAAGAACACCCAGACAACAAGCGATTTTTGAAAGATTGCGAGGCTTGGTTTGGACAAGAAATTCAAATCTTGCGGAATGACTTTTACGAAGGCTCAATTTATAGGGTGTTTGAGAAAAACTACATTCGAACGCCAAAAGGCGCACCTTGCACTAGAGCATTGAAAAAACAGGTTCGCCAACGGTTTGAAAAGGCTACTGACCGCCAGGTGTTTGGTTACACGGCTGAAGAACAAGCCCGTTTAGACAGATTTATTGATGCCAACAACGATGTAAACATTTGGACACCGCTGATTGATAAAGGTTTGTCAAAAGAGGATTGCCTAGCCATGTTGCGTAATGCCAATATTGAATTGCCAGAAATGTACCGCCTTGGCTATCACAACAACAACTGCATTGGTTGCGTCAAAGGTGGCATGGGGTACTGGAACAAGATTAAAGTGGACTTTCCTGAACACTTTGACCGAATGGCTAAATTGGAGCGTTTTAAGGGTCAGACAGTGTTTAAAGACCGTTACCTTGACGAACTCAAACCTACTGATGGGCATTACCCAACCGAGCAAAACATTGAATGTTCTATCTTTTGCCAAATGGCTGAAGAAGATTACAGGGGAGACAAATGAATGAGTTGGCTTTATTCGCAGGCGCTGGTGGCGGAATACTTGGCGGAAAACTTCTCGGATGGCGAACAGTCTGCGCCGTTGAATGGGAACCCTATCCAGCAAGCGTATTGTGCGCTCGACAAAATGACGGACTTCTCCCGCCTTTCCCGATTTGGGATGACGTACAAACCTTTGACGGAAGACCGTGGGCAGGAATTGTTGACGTTGTATCTGGCGGATTTCCATGCCAAGACATTAGCGCAGCAGGAAAAGGCGCAGGAATTGACGGAGAACGAAGCGGAATGTGGGGAGAAATGGCGCGCATCATTCACGAAGTACGACCTCGATTCGTGTTCGTGGAAAACTCACCAATGCTCACTTCTCGGGGACTTGGACGAGTTCTCGGAGACTTGGCCTCAATGGGGTTTGATGCGCGATGGGGAGTGTTGGGAGCAGCGGACGTTGGAGCAAACCATCAGAGGGACAGAATCTGGATTGTCGGAACAAACCTAGCCAACCCCAGATGCCAATTGCGGTCAACGTGGAACACAGCCAAATTGGACACCAAAACGCAAATCGGGCCAGCCAGCCCAATACACAATAAACCAAGCGGTCAGGGACAGGCAAACATGGCCCACACCAAGGAGTTGTTCAGCGATGGCAGCAACGATAACGCCAAAATCAGCATGGAACAAAAACAGAAACCCAAATCTAGAAACGATTGTGGGTCAAAGAATGTTTCCAACTCCAACAGCACACAACGCCAAGGAATGTGCATCACCGAGCGAGTACAACAGGAATACGCCTACGCTTGCGACTCACGCTGGTGGCAAATTGAACCCGATGTGGGTCGAATGGCTGATGGGGTGGCCGCTGGCGTGGACAGACTTAAAGCCATTGGAAACGGACAAGTTCCCTTATGTGCCGCGACAGCCTGGCGAATCTTGAGTAAATAATCTAAATTGTCATAGTTCTGTGTTTAATACTTTTAAACATCACAAAAGGGTCTAATCATGAAACAGCCAAAAATTGCATATTGCGATTACATCGCACATCTAATACATGAAAACATCTTGGTCAAAGACAACGACCAGATGAAGTTGATTGATGAAGTTAGTCGAGTCCAATTTGACTTTGGGCTTGACGGTGATTTCAAGTCAACAGCCAAGACAATCGACGTTCTCGATGTGTTTGGCAAGCAGTACCGAATCACGGTTCAAGAACTATGAAGTGCATTTCATGCGGGTCATTGACCGAAGTGGATGAAACACGAATCCAAAAAGATGGCACTGTTAGACGAACACGAACTTGCTTGAATCTCCATACGTTTAGAACAGAAGAAAGAATTTCCAGTGAAGTCAAAACCAAAAAATTTATCACACAAAAAATTATACGGAGTGCGAACTCAAGCAATCCTAATGGCCCTCGAACAGTATGGCAACCAGTCCCGAGCAGAACTTGAAATGAATGCTGGCATACCAAAACCAATCATTGCCGCCATCATTTCTCGTCTTAACAAAGACACTCCGAGAACTGGAAAGCAAATTCACATTTCGCATTACGTTTATGACGCAGAAGGCGCAAGACGCTACCCACGCGCCGTGTATGCGCTTGGTGCTGGCATTGATGCCAAGAAGCCAAAGTCATCGCATCTTGAAAATCGCCGTCGTTACGAATCAAAGAAAAAAGCAATGTATTGCATGAACAGCGTATTCAACATGAGTAAATCGCGCGACCAAATCCGCGCAGAACTGAGAGCAATTGCATGATTAACGCCTTCCATCCAGATTACGTCAAAATTTATATGCCAGAGTTCATTGAAAGCATAAGAAAAGAATCAAAACAAACAGCGGCAGGACAAACGCTTTCAAACTATGTTGAGGAAACGCGAAAACAAAAACCAATGCACGGCACGTTGTCTGGAATCAGCAAGAAACAGGTTTCTATGCAACCGCTTGAATTCATGTATTACAGCCGCGCAGGAACAAAAAACACAACAGCAAAAAAGAAAGGTTGATATGTGGCCCTTCCCAACACATCCACCAACACCATGGACGCATAAGCAAGTTAAAGAACACGCGCAACAACAACGCGCACAACTGCCAGAAAGCCCACTATGAATGAACAAGAACGCGAACTTGACATGATGGTTGCAGAACTAGAGCATGAGAACCGTTTGCTTCGCGCAAGGAATGAACGTCTGTCAATTGAGGTGCAAATTCTTACGAATGCAATGCTTGAAATGACAAGTCGAATTGGCAAACTTGAGGTGCGCAATGGGTGAGGTTGTTCGAGCAACCAGACGGCTTGCAAATGAAGGATTTGCCTTCATGCTTTCCAATAATGATTGCCAAATTACGTTGTTAAAAGGTAAAGACACCATTGATTTTTGGCCTAACACTGGGCTTTGGTGGTTGCGTAGTTCTCGCAATAAACGTAGAGGCATTGACAATCTCATCAAGTTTCTAAAGAAAGGCTGACATGACAGAACAAGATATATCGCCATTTAAGGCGCTTGATTTTATTCGTGACAACGCTCCAAAGTACGCAGAAGCCAAGGCAAACGTGGTCTACATGACCGAATACCGAAAGACAATCAAAGCGACTTTGATGGCTAAATCAAGCGAAAAGACAGAATCAGCCAAGGAAACATATGCGTATTCCCATGCCGATTACAAAGAACATCTCAAAGCAATGCAACAAGCAATTGCTGAATGCGAAAAGTTGCGCTGGTTGATGGTTGCGGCAGAGGCAAAAATTGAGGTTTGGCGTTCGCTTGAGTCGTCAGCAAGGGCAGAGGGCAGGGCAACGCAATGATTCGCGTTCACCTTACACCGAGCGAAATTTCAATTTGCAACTATGTTGGCAAATACCGCAACCACATCACCAGTCAGCACGGCACGGAGCGAAAACAAGACAAGCGACAAGACGGTGAGCAAATGTCAATCAGAGGCGTATT